AAGTTTCGTCAGCGATCATCAAATTCAGTGGAAGAATCATATGGTTTTCTTGAACTGAGAGAAAATCAAACACAGTACACTCTGCCAGCAGAAGTGATCAATGTCACAAAAATCTACAGAAGAACTGTGGGCGGTGCTTCATCATCAGAAGGCGGCACTGCTTTTGATCCTTTTGAATTGGCATACACTAATGTGTATCTACTGCAGACAGGTAGAATTGGCGGTTTAGCCACATATGACATGTTTGCTGGATATCAAGAATTGGTTGCTCGCATGTTTGGTGGATTCATCAACTTCAAATTTGACCAACCCACAAGAAGATTGAACATCTTTAGACGTCAGCGACACAAAGAAGTTGTGCTGATCGAACAGTACAACTATCGTCCAGACTTTATATTATTGTCAGACATCTATGCCAAACCTTGGATCAGAGAATACACCTTGGCTGTCGCCAAATATACACTGGGCGAAGCTCGTTCAAAATTTGCCACAATTGCTGGTCCACAGGGTGGTGCAGGCTTAAATGGTGATGCTCTTAAAAATGAAGCAGTCAACGAAATGCAGAAGTTGGAACAAGAAATTGGCAACTACGCAGAAGGTGGTACACCTTTGTCCTTTACAATTGGCTAAAATTTTCGTATAATTGTTTTAATGATCATAGGCATATGTGGACTGATAGGTTCTGGCAAGGGCACAGTGGCTGACTATCTTATTGATCAACATTCATTCCAAAAGATATCATTTGCAGACAAACTCAAAGATGCTGTGGCAGAGATGTTTGATTGGCCCAGACCAATGCTGGAAGGCATTACACCACAATCTCGAGATTGGCGCGAACGCCCTGATTCATTTTGGTCACAGGAATTGGGCAGAGAAATCACACCCAGATATGTGCTTCAAGTATTTGGTACAGAATGCATGCGACAAGGATTCTATGATGGCATATGGGTCAGTTTGGTCAAGAAACGAATCCAAGAAAATCCGACAACAAATTGGGTGATTCCAGACACACGCTTTCCTAACGAAGTTGACATGATCAAATCAATAGGTGGTTCGGTTTGGTGTGTCAAGCGAGGTCAAAACCCACAATGGTTTGATCACTACAAATATCACGGAGTGAAGCCTGATAGTGTGCATCCATCTGAATGGGCATGGGCACATTCAGATTTTGAGCATGTGATATCAAATGATGATTCAGTTAAAATTTTACAAGAAAAAATTAATTATCTGATACAAGATCACCTTGACGCCAACCTTGTTTCTTGACATGTAATAACCTGTTACAGTTTGCACACACAGTCTTTAAATTGTTATTGTTGTTGTTTGTCATGTTTCCATCAACATAGTAAACATCAAGTTGATGCGGGTGCCTTGCACTGAATCCACACATTTCGCAAGACTTTTTCTTTGCGTAACCAGATCGTTGCCACGCAGGAGTTGTAATAGTTGATGTTGCAGATCTCCTAATACATGCATCACATTTTTTCCTATAATAAATTTTATCTCCACGACGGTAGTTGTAAGCAGCTGGCTTGCTTTTACACTCTTGACACAGTGGTCTTGTTGATCCATTTCCATTAAGCACGTAGATATTTATAGATACCTTTTCTACACTCTTTAAATTCGACAAATATACACTATAAAATCAGCCCAAGACCAATAAATATTCACAACAAGGAGTAACGACAAATGGCATTAATATCACCAGGAGTAGAGGTAACCGTAGTAGATGAATCATTCTATGTACCAGGTATACCTGGAGCAGTTCCACTAGTAGTGGTAGCAACTGCTCAAAACAAAACTTCAGGAACCGGCACAGGAACAGCTGCTGGTACACTGAGCACAAACGCAAACGAAATATTTTTAATTTCATCACAGAGAGAATTAACACAAACTTTCGGTAATCCGGAATTTTATACAGATGCATCAGGCACACCAATCCAAGGCTATGAACTGAACGAATATGGACTTCAGGCAGCTTACTCCTTCCTTGGCATTGCCAACCGAGCATTTGTGATCAGAGCAAACGTAGACCTAGCACAACTAGAAGGATCAGCAGGTGCACCTGGTGGCACACCCAATGATGGTTTCTATTGGTTAGATCTCACTGCTTCATCATGGGGCATCAAAGAATGGAATGAATCAACACAATCATTCACAGTAAAAACACCTATCTACATCACATCAACAGATGATGTAACAGGTAATGCACCCAAGGCAACAAAAGGTTCACAAGGCGATTATGCTGTTGTGGCTACCAACCCATACAATAGATTATACTACAAAACTCGTTCTAACACATGGGTACAGGTTGGTTCAGCTTCATCAGCAACCAAAGACGGTTCATGGTCTTCTGCACATCCAACTGTGAGAGGCACAGTCACAAATCCAACTTTGACAAACTCTGAATCTGTTACAATTAACGGAAACACTGTTACATCAATAGGAACTACAGTGGCAACATTTGCATCAGCAATTAATTCAGCAGGCATTGAAGGTGTGGCAGCTGCAGCCGTAAATGGCAAATTAGAATTATATTCTATCCCAGTGGCATCAGGTGCTGACTCATCCACACTTGCTGTGGCAGCTCTTGAATTAGAAGACACTTCAGGAACACCATTTGCAGATTGTGGCATATCAACAGGTACATCTAACAGACACAATCCTCCAAAAGTATTTGTAGGTCAACACACAGAAGATCACGGTTTTAGATCAACTGACACAAGACCAAGACCATCTGGTTCTGTTTGGATACAAACTACCGAACCAAATGGTGGTGCGAACATTGTGGTAAAAAAATATTCAACTACAACTGGCGTCTTCGAAACAGTCAATGCACCTGTGTATAAAACACAGGAACAAGCTTTACAACAATTAGATAGAGCAGGTGGTGGTTCAAATTTAACAACAAACGATGTGTTTGTACAAGTAAACACAACTGAGCATGAATGGGATGATTCTACTAGAGATAGTGGTGAATTAATAGACTATGTTGCTTTTGTTAGAAGCAGAGGTGCTGGAGCATCTACAGAAATAGTATCTAATAAAATTTCTGACAAAACAGCTGCATTTACCAACGGAGGTACAGTAACAATTAGAATGGCAGAAACTATTCTAGATATTGCATCTACATCTCCAACAGGTGGCGGATTGTTGAACCAAAAGACAGTATCCATTGGATCTTCAGCTACAGATGCAGACGATTTTGTATCTGCTATTTCGGCAGCAGGTTTCGAAAACATTGAAGCAGAATACGATTCAACATCAAAACGTATCACAGTAAGACACACAAAAGGTGGACAAATCTATTTTACAGACAACGACACTGTGATGAGTGATCTTGGATTTAACAACACATATGCTAATACATATGGAGGAAATTTAAACCTATCATCAGAAAAAATTGCACACCTTTTCACAGCACCTGCAGGTGATAAAGATGATTTTTCAACTGTAATTTCTACAGCTGGTTATGGACATGTTGCTTCCAATTGGACTCCGGTTGAAAACACACCAGATTCCGGAACAACATACACACCAATTCAAAGTGTAAACGAACCAACAAAAGATCCAGCAAACGATCAATATTGGTACAACACCACAGTTGACGAAGTTGACATCTTGATACACAACGGCAGTGCATGGACAGGATATCAAAATGTATCATCAGATGCTAGAGGTTTTGATTTATCTGCGACTGATCCAAATGGTCCACAGATTTCTGCAACAGAGCCAACTACACAATCAGATGGCACAGCACTAGTTGATGGTGATCTATGGTTAGATTCTTCAGACTTAGAAAACTATCCAAAATTATACAGATACGATTCATCACAAACATCAGGCCAAGAATGGGTGTTAATTGACAACACAGACCAAACATCACAAGATGGAATTTTGTTTGCAGACTTCCGTTATCACTCAGATGGTACTAAAGATATCATCAGCACTGAAACTTTGATTACTGATCTTCTTACTTCTACATATACAGATGTAGATGCTCCAGATTCAGCATTGTACCCAAAAGGAATGTTAGGATTTAACCTAAGAAGATCTGGTTACAACGTAAAGCAATTTAAATCTAAATACTTTACAAGAACAAACTTCCCAAGCACAACAGAATATCCAACACTGCCTACTGAAACAGATGCTTGGGTAACTGCATCAGGTCTAAAAGCCAACGGTGCTCCATACATGGGAAGAAAAGCACAGAGAAACATCATTGTAGAAGCAATGAAATCAACTGTAGAATCAACCACTGAATTACGTGAAGAGCAGAGAGAATTTAATCTACTTGCAGCTCCAGGATATCCAGAGTTGATTACAAATCTAGAAACTCTAAACGCTGACAGAAAAGAAACTGCATTTGTTGTAGGTGATACTCCATTTAGATTAGCACCAACATCAACTGAAGTGACAAACTGGGCAAACAACACAGCAGGCGCAGCCGACAATGGTGAAGATGGTCTAGTATCATCCAACTCATTCACAGGAGTCTATTATCCATCAGGATTTACAACAGACTTAGCAGGCGAATCAATTGCTGTACCACCGTCACATATGATGCTGAGAACAATTGCATTTAATGATCAAGTAGCGTTTCCATGGTTTGCACCAGCCGGTGTAAGACGTGGAGCAATCGACAATGCATCATCAGTTGGTTACATCAATGCAGAAGGTGAATTTGAAACCACAGCAGTAGCAGAAGGTTTGAGAGATTCATTGTATTCAGTGAACATCAACCCAATATCTTTTGTTACAGGTTCAGGACTTGTTGCGTTTGGACAAAAAACAAGACAACTCACAGCATCAGCACTTGATAGAATAAATGTTGCAAGATTGGTTGCATTCACAAGATTACAACTAGACAAAATTGCAAGACCATTTATATTTGAACCAAATGATGCATTAACAAGAAACGAAATCAAACAAGCAATTGAATCATTCTTGTTAGAATTAACATCGCAAAGAGCACTGTTTGACTTTGCTGTTGTGTGTGACGAAACAAACAACACACCAGCAAGAATCGACAGAAATGAACTGTATGTTGATGTTGCAATCGAACCAGTAAAAGCAGTGGAATTCATCTTTATTCCGATAAGATTGAAGAACACAGGAGAAATAGCAGCTCAAGGCCTTTAAAGGTACAAGTTGAATAAAAGGAGCAATGAATAGTAAATATTCATACTAGGAGATAAAACAAAATGGCAGTATCAACACTATCAAAATTTACAGTACCACTAGCAAGTGATCAATCATCAGCCTCTCAAGGCTTGCTGATGCCTAAACTACAATATAGGTTCAGAATTGTGCTTGAAAACTTTGGTATATCAACTCCTAGATCAGAACTTACCAAACAAGTTGTTGATGTTACTCGTCCTAATATTACATTTGATCAAATCACACTTGATGCATACAACTCAAGAGTGTACATGGCAGGCAAACACACATGGGATCCTATTACATTAAATGTTAGAGACGATGTTAACAATGAAGTAACAAAACTAGTCGGTGAACAATTACAGAAACAGTTTGATTTCTTCGAACAATCATCAGCTGCATCAGGACAAGACTACAAGTTTGTAGCAAGAATGGAAATGCTAGATGGTGGTAATGGTGCAAATACTCCTAATGTTCTTGAAACATATGAACTATATGGATGTTACCTAGACAATGTTCAGTATGGTACATTAGCATATGCTACATCAGAGCCTGTACAGATTACAATGTCAATTAGATATGACAATGCAATCCAAACTCCAAGAGGCACAGGTATTGGTACAGCAGTAGCAAGAACAGTTTCAACTGGCGTTACTGGCGGCGGCATTTAATTTAATACCCCCTTTTTTTAAAGCCATAAATATTACAAATGGTATGGCGTAATAATTTTCTCAAACAACTAGTTGGTGGAGACACCATGCGTGACTATCAACACGCAGCTAGATTGTATCTTGATCGCACCTTTGCTTTATCTCCAAAGAACAAATTTTTATATCATGTAGTGTTTGATATTAATCCCCTAGCTAGTGGAGTATCAATCAACCAAAATGAAAAATTAGAACTAGGCATGTTGGTAAAAAGATGTGATTTGCCATCATATAGTTTTAATGTTGAACAAAAAAATCAGTACAACTATAAAAATTATGTACAAACAGGCATATCATATCAACCTGTTTCAGTCGTGTTACATGACGACATGAGTGACACAGCCACAGCATTTTGGAAATCATATTATCAACATTACATTGTAGATACAAATAGACCAGAGACTCAATACAAAACAGCCGGCTACGGCAACACAGGACAGCAGTACAGATTTGGTTTAGACACTGGAAACAATCAAAGATTTTTCAACAGTATTTCTATTTTCCAATTGAGTAGAGGATTGTTTACAGAATACAAAATGATGAACCCAATAGTAAACGATTGGTCCAATGGGTCAATGGATCAAACTGACGGTACTGGTGTAAACGAACATTCATTTTCAATTTCTTACAGCGGTGTGCTGATGAGAAATGGAGAAATACGCAGAGGAGTTGATCCTCAAGGATTTGCA